CCTTCGTACTGTTTTAGACTAAGTAGTAGTTCTTGCTTAGTCATATGACCAAACTTAGCATAGTCAAACATCTTCTTCACTCCTTGTGATTGCAAAGTCTACAGTAAATCCTAGTGTAGCTATATCTTCCCATGTGTTTTCAATAGAATGAAATTGACCATGAGGGCATTGATGTAGCCACTCTTTGAACAGTTTAATTCTTTGCTCATTGTTGTCATCAAGTCTTTCTTCAAGCATCTTCTTTCTCCTTTGGATAGTAGACATCTACTATACACTCACACTTAGGGCAACTCAAGTTAGTGACCATAGCATAGGCATCATCTTCATGCTCTATGTCATGGTCACCACCCCACACTAGCTCACTGTTACAATGCCAGCAGTTCATGGCTTGTTAATCTCTATGTGATTATAAAAGATAGAGTTGCGCTTGTAGATTTCTTCTGCTGTCACACGCTTCTCTACTGCATGGTCTGTCACTAGCTTATGGATGCCACCCCATTCTTCATTACGTTGCTTGTCAATGGCATCATAGTCCCACTCCTTATCACTTTGTCTACGCATCTAATAGTTCCTTCCATGTATCAGAGCCAAGCATCTTACGTACTCTATCTTCTCTCATTGGCCTAGCATTGTAAGCCTTAGCTTGCTTACGGTTACTACTATAACCTGCAACGTGAGTAGACCATGAGGTTGCGGCTTGATAGGCTGTCCACATAGTACCCTCAGTAAGGCTATCATACTTTTCATAGTTACCCTTACCATGAAGGTGACGGTTCTCCTCATCGAATATTTTCATGAGGTTGGATAGCATTACCTTGTTGCCTACCTCTTTCTTAGTCACGTTATCCATACGCTTGGCTAGTGTCTTAGTGAATAGGTTGATAGCCTGATCCCTACTAACCCTAGTACCATACCATTCTCGCATCTCAGTGAGACCGTTGCCAGCTATGAACTCACCAGCATTTTGTATCTTAGTAGCAAAGCTATCTATGTTAAAGTTCTTGGTGTGTCTACCATATACATAGGCCAGCTTATCACCAGACACTAAGGTATTATAACATGCACTACGCCATAGCCCCATCATCCCATTGTTAGCCCATGTTCTATTCTGGCTGGTACGAAACTTAAACTCAGGTATAACATCATCAGTCTTACCTTGTGATACACCTACTGCTACTTGGTGAGCAGGAAACTTAGCAGTAAGTTCTATCTTAGCACCGTCATCGTATACATTAGTAGCAAACTGAGCATCAGTTAGATCCATACCAGACCTACCTATGGCTTGCTCAACACCATCTACGATGTCCATATATTGTACCACTTCATACTGGTCAGACACTATACCTAGTGGTTGCTTATTGTCCACTCGTCTGATGCCTACACCTATGCTAGATGATATAGGACTTTGCTCTGTCATAAAGCCAGACTGATACTCATTAATTAGTGGGAACTTCTCAACCTTAAAACCTAATACATTATGATCGAACATTTGTGTCACTCCATTGTTTATAATCATTTTTAAATTCAAGTACATCACGTTCAACAATTTTTATTAGTTGTTCTGTACTCATCTCATGTATATCTGTATTAAATATATCATCTATTACAGGGTCAGCCCAAGCATCCATTACCGTAGTCTTAATAATGTTAAGCTGTTTAGCATGGTAGTCTCTTGCGTTCATTGTATTCCCCTTTATAAGTAACTCTAAGTACTACTAAGTAGTAGTACTAGAGTTACATAATGTTACACCGATTAAGTATGTAGTCACGAGCATAATCACGGTCATTATCTTTAAATAATTCTAAAATCTCTGACATAACCCATCCATTAACAGGGCTGTCAAATCCTTTCTGGATTTCTTTTTCAATTCGATCTTCAATCAAGTGAGTTCCCCACATAATCTATTCCTTCCACTTTAGTTTGTAATAAATCTTACCATTGATAGCAATGGACTCAGCATTAACATCTTTGTCTTGCTCACCTACATAATGCCACTCAGCACCTTTGTCTTGCTCTTCTTTAAACTTATTTAGTGCGTCAGAATTAACAACACCAAACATTAACGGTAACAGCATTAATAAAAACATTACTTAGTCTCCTTTTTTATATCGAGTTTCAAAATCTTAATCATCTTAGCAGTAGTTGCTTCTTCTATACGTAACATGTTATTTAGATGTTGTATTCTTATGTTAGCATTACCTAATTGATGTTGTAATTCTGCAACATTTTTTCTTAATATTTTATTTTCATCTTCTAACATTCATCTTTTCCTTTCAATTGCCATCCATAAAACTTATCCCAAGCATACACCTTTGCGTCATCCATGTCCATACCTATGTCAATAGCTTCTTCATAATAATCTAGTAGTGTCTCATATATGTCACTCATGCTTACTACTCAACCTCGCTAAAGTTCTTAGTCCATACTTCAGGTGTCGTACCTGTCATTATAAACTCACGATGTTCAGCAGTTAAGTTAGGCATAGCCTCTTGTATTAACATACCATTAGTCCAATCATCTAACTGTTGTTGAGTTACTGGTATGTCCATAGTATTAGTATCACCTGTTAACATACACTGTTTAGTTATCTGCATCACACTTTCCTTCCAAATAGTTTTGGTAGTTTTTCTTTTTCATATACTCATTCCACCACCATGCTGGCATGAGATTGTATCTCCTCTCCATACCATCTTGCCACTGGAAGTAGTCCATCTTATCTTCAAATAGTTTATTCATTTTATCTCCTATGCCCAAATATTTAAGACAGTTCCACGTTGATCTTTAGCATTAGCTTCATAAGCTAACACCCTGTAATCTAATAGATAAATCTTAATAAGTTCAATCATAAAAATTCCCCTGTAGTATTATAACATAACGTAGTCTCTATGTAAACGACTAACGTGTTGACCATTCTTATATTTAGTCGGGTACTTCTCAGCTAGTAGGTCACACCAGCTATCCCATAGATATTTACAGCCACCTAAATCTTCACATAACTTTATATAAAGTTTAGCTTTGCCTAATGCTGTATCATATTTAACCTTACCTAGTTTAAAAGCTGATGCTTTTAGTCCAAACCTTTTTAGATTGTGGACATCCAAACATCCTACTTTACCTATGCAAAGCTGTAATACAAAGCCAGCTTTAACGATACCGATGCCGGGTATACTAGCTACTGCTAGTAACTTCTCAGCTAATGGCATAGTCTTACTAAAGATAGCTTTATGTAGTTGTTTCTTGTTGGCTAGAATATAAGCCCAACCCTTACGTTTTGATCCAAATAAGTATTTAGATTTAAGACCATTAGCTTTGACATCAAGAACCTGTCGGCCTACTTGATCCCATTGTTGCTGTATAGACAGCAAGTCCACAAGGATAACCCTTGCTGTATTGTCAGGGCTTTTCCTTGCGAACTTACCTATATCTTTTTGGTGTGTATTAAACATATTTGCTCCTTATTATAAGTAACTCTAAGACTACTACGAAGTAGTAGTAGTCTAGAGTTACGTAATATACTAGTTAGTTCTCCAAAATCGGATACCACCAGTAACACTTCTATATGCTCCTTTAAAGTCTTGATCCCAACGCTTACTATAATTAGTAGATGCTTGATGTACAGAAATTCCAGTTTTAGACTGTAATATTGGAGCGCAAGATATAAATATACTATCATTTTTCTTCATGTCTTCAAAGGGATAGCGTCCTTTATAACCCGTAGCTTTGTTCCGATACCATGTTGGCATCGGTATATTTTTTTCTATTTTATAAGTAGATGTAAGGGTATCGGTGTCAAACTTGTCACTTGTTTTCTTTAACATATCATTTACCTTTTGTTGGATTTAAAAAGTAGGGACATTTCTAGTGAAGGCATCCCTCGTTTCCTACCTATGTCTTAATTTTATAGTCGTTTATAGGTTTGACAGTGTTAAATTACCACTCGACTGTCTTACTTATTGCTAAGTAAGTGTAAACACTTCAATAAAATGCTTACATTTACTTAGTAAATAGGCAGTTTTAAATCATGCCAAGGATTAAACTTCGGGTAGCTCGGTAATAGGAATTTCCAACCCTACCGATTATGTACACACTACCCTCCGGAAAGTAACTTCCAAAGAAGAGAATCACTATGCTCTCTCACTGAGATAACAAAGTTACTTCCAGAAACTCTGAATTATGGGGCAGTTTTATATCATGCCGAGGATATCGGAGCAACTGTTAAGCTATAGTTACTTGACCTTGACGGTCAACAATACCATTCATTCCATTGAATGTATTCCGATCCATCTTGTATATAACAAGACGGCCAATCTCAACTCGAACTGACTGGTCAAGTCTTTTAATAGACCAATTAGATTTAGCAACTCGAACTCGAACAATAAATTGGATACCAAAAAGATTTAATTTTTTCATATTAAGCTCCGTAATTTGCTGGTCATCATAGGCTGACCAACTTAGCCTTTATAAGTAACTCTATGGGCTACTAAGTAGTAGCCCTAGAGTTACATAACACTAATCGTTTTCCGACATTTGGCGAATTGTTTTTACTATTATGTAAGTACAAAGTACTGCCAAAATTGGGAACAACATCTCGAACAACATAGTAATACTTCTATAGTCTTGATATAGTTCATAGTTAAAATAGCTTCGAATTTCCAGACTAAGCTGGATAGCCCAAGCCCAAATTGCTGGAATTGTCAAGTATAATACTATTTTCATAGCACTGTTCTTGATCTTTTAGTCCATTCCGAATAGGGATAATCATCAAAGATTGGACTTTCTTCCACCTCATCGAAAGTTAAGTATGAGGCCAACCATTTGTCATCCTCTTTGTCATAGACTTGCCAAGTTTCACCTTGGTATTTAATCTCAAACCAATAAGTATTATAATTGGCCTTACATTCAACATCATAAACTAAAGTCATAGTCGCTCCTTTGGTTGGTTAAAATGGGGCTTCTGGATCTTTCTTCTCAAAAAGAGCAAAGAAATCATCTTTCTTTTCACGGAAAAACTTAACAAACTGATTGCAATCACACTTATTAAAATAATAAGTTTCACAATTACTGCACCAAAATGGTTCATCATGTTCATCACACTGGTATCTTAAATAATCATCCATTTTAAAACTCCTTTGGTTGGTTAAAAATCTAATGAACTTATCAAAGAACATACATACATTCTTTGATAAAGTCAATAGAAGAACCCTGAGAACTCGAAAGCTCTCAGGGTTTTATTAGCTATGCTGTAGCTTCTACTTGAACCTCAGCCTTCGGCTTTTCAGCCCTAGCTTTTGGCTCGATCCCTTCGGGAAGGGCTTCTTTGTTGGCTATTACAAAGTAAGAGCCATTTTCGTGAAGTATTCTGACTGGTCGGCCAGACTCTTGCTTGACTTTGTACTCGCCTTTCTTAAGGTTATTCCATTTGTTGCCAGCAGTTAAAAATTGAAATGTCTTTTTCATAGTAAATACTCCGATAGTTGCTGGTCTGAATGGGCTGACCAACGAAGCCCTTGTAAGGTCTCTCTAAGTTCGTAAGAACTCACTAAGAGAGACCGTAATGCTATTCAATTTCGAGGTCGGCCTCTTTGATCAAGATCTGCTGATCTATGAGATCCAAGATAATTGGGTCGATCTCGCCAAGTTTTGGGAAGGCAAGCAATTCGTATTCATTCGGCATCATTTCGCTCCTTGTTCAAGTGTTCTCTAAGTTCGTAAGAACTCACTAAGAGAACACATAGTGGTTCAGCATTAACCTCGTCTTACCCCAAAGGGGTACTCATCAAGAGCTTCCCAATCTCGTCTCTTTGAAAACTTTCTTCAAAGACTTGATCTTGAGAAAATCCAAGGGATTTCAAGAGCTTAGGTCGTTTGGCTAGTCCTCAGCTTTAGCTGAAATCTGCCTTCTACAACATCCTTCGGATGACTTGAAGAGGGTTGATTTGCCAAACATATAGCAAGTGTTTTCTAAGTTCGTAAGAACTCACTAAGAAAACACGTAGTAGGCTCCCTTTTTTCGAGGCTTGGCATAGGTTTTGCAAAGATCAAACGGGGGGGAGAAAAAACTGCCCCACACGTATATATATATAAACAACCAATGACATAAATTTACAAAATATCATGGATCAGTCGTCATACTAAAAATAAATATCTAGTGTTACATATATACAACACATAGGTCAAATCTGCGGTCTTTACAGTATACTAACTAGTATACTATTAAGGTACTATAGTATATTTTATTAATATAATTAACTAGTATACTAATTAGTACTTGTACTATTAAGTATTATAGTGTATACTATGTAGTATGGAAAAGATAAATGAAACTGTTTTAGATTCCTTTATAAACTTAAAGGGACTCCTCTCACAAAAAGTAGAAGAACAATCAAAGAATGACTTCCTAACCTTCGTTAAACTCATGGCCCCTTCTATTGTGTCTGACTTTAAGATGGGTAGTCATATCAAAGTCATCTCCAACAAGCTAAAAGAACTAGAAGAAGGTAAGATCAAAAGGTTAATGGTCTTCCTACCACCACGATCTAGCAAGTCAGTGTTGTGTTCTAAGCTATTCCCTGCATGGTACATAGGTAGACATCCAGAACATGAGATACTTACGGTGTCTCACAGTGATCAGTTGTCTTCAGACTTCGGCAGATCAGTCAGGGACGTAGTTAGCACAGAAGAATTTCAGAAGATCTTCAGAGGTGTGCAGCTAAGAAGCGATGTAAGGGCAGCAGGTAAGTGGAAAACCAACCAAGGTGGTATGTATTACGCTGCTGGAGTTAGATCTCAAATTGCGGGCCGTGGAGCGCATGTAGCAATCCTTGATGATGTGATGTCTGAAGAAGATTCTTACTCAGATGCAGGTAGAAGATACATAAAGGAATGGTATCCTGCTGGTCTACGTACACGGATCATGCCTAACGGTGCTATCTTAATCATTAATACTCGCTATCACTACGATGATCTCTGTGGTTGGCTACTAAAGCAAGAAGAAAACGCTGGTGACTACGAGATAATACCGTGGGATGTGGTCAAGATACCTGCATGGCTAGACGAGGAAGCAGCAGAACTCCTAGATCTACCCGTAGGTGGTAGCTATTTCCCTGAATGGAAGCCAGATAGTGTCTTACGTATAGACGAACACGAGATTAAAGCTAGTAATGGTAGCAGATACTGGAACTCTCTGTACATGCAAGACCCTACACCAGAAGAAGGTGGTCTAATCAAGAAGAAATGGCTACAAAAGTGGGAAGAAGACGAACCACCTAGCTGTGAGTTTGTCATACAGACCTATGATACTGCTTTTTCCACCAGAACTACGGCTGACTTCAGTGTCATCCAGACATGGGGCATCTTTTACCTGTATGATCAGGATGATAGTGGGTATGAGAACTATGTTGCCCACCTAATCCTGCTAGGCAACGTCAAAGGTCGCTTCGAGTACCCAGAACTACGCAAACTTGCACAGAAACTATACGCTGACAACAAGCCTGACGTATGTATGGTGGAGAAGAAGGCTAGTGGACAGTCACTAATACAAGATATGCGAAGAGCAGGGTTGCCTGTAATGGAATACACCCCAGATAGAGATAAGGTGTCTAGAGTTTATGCAGCTTCACCTATTATGGAAGCAGGTAGAGTATGGATACCTATGAATAAGAAGTGGTCAGAGGATCTCATAGAAGAATTAATAAGATTTCCTAATGCTGCTCATGATGATCAGGTGGATGCCATGACAATGGCGATCCACTACATGAAGGAATCATGGCATCTAGAACATCCTGATGATCCTGAGTGGGAGGATGAGCCTCGCCAAGCAAGTAAGACTTACTGGACGTTTTAATATTTTATTTGCATATATAGTAAAAGTATGTTATAATAGAGGAACGTCTTAAAAGGGGAGTACTATGAATAGTCTAGTTAAAACAAAATTATTTGAGCTAATAAATGGAATAGAGAGTACTACCGAAAGACAGTACGGTGGTGGTCTTGATGATGCCTACATGAACAGACGTAGTGCCTTTGCTCCCCCAGATGTTAATAGTGCTTTCGCCTCACCTATGAGTCAGGGTGGTCTCCCTACGGTCTATAGAAATGACGGTGGTGATTTTAATTATTTTGATGCTGATGCTGCTGATGCTGCTGAAATCACAGGACAGGATGATGCCGATGACGCAGCAGAACTTGGAATCAGTACTAATGATTTTGATCAATATAATATATATGAAGCTGCTCCTGCTACTGCTCCTGCTCCCCAAGGTGGGAATCCAGGAAGTGATGTTGACTTTGGTGGAGAAAATATAGGTTTCCAAGTAAATTCAAGAGGTGGATTAGACTTCATGAATGATGGTGCAGTAGATCCAAATTTTGACTATGCTGGGTCAGGATTAGAAAGCTATGCAGAAATAAAAGCTAGGCTTGATGGTAACAGACCAGATGACGGCTATACTAAAGTTGAATCTACATATCTTAATGATATAATGGCTAAGACGGGCATGACTATAACTGACGCTGAGAATTACTTAGCATCAATGATGGCTACTCCCGGTGGTATTGCTGCTATGAATCAAGGATTTTATGGTGATTATACTGGTGGTGGTCCTGCTGGAACATTAGATAATTTTGCTAGAGGGTTAGGTGATAATTTAGGTGTACAAGGAATTTTTAACAGAGATAAGAAAAATAAAAAAGAAGAAGAAGAGTTTAGAGCTGGATATTTAGGAGTAGAACCTTCTATATTTAGTGGTATTAAAGATACAGTTAGTAGATACTTTAAAGGTAGTAAAGGTCTTGAAACTCCAGCAGGTATACAAGAATTTGAAGACGCACTAGAAAGCGAAGGATCTACTTTTGAGCCTATACAGGAAAGTACGATGCAATCTGCTTTTGGAATGGCTAATAGTCTTTTAAATCCTATGAGTGGAATTGCAGGTATACTTGAATTTCTTACAGGAGCTACTCCTTTAGGAATTGTTACAAGTAAAGAAGGTGTTAGATTTGCATTAGATACTACAGGAGCATTAACTCCTGAAGCATTCTTAATGAATGCAGAAGTTGATTATGGTAATGAAGCTACTCCAGAACGAAGACGTAGACCAGTACAACAAAAAACTATTTCAACTACTGAAGATAAACCTTTAACAGGTATGGCTGCTTTATTAGCTAGAAGGTCTAAACCTACAAGTAGATTAGAGTTAGATGATAAGGCTAGTGGTCAAGATAAGTTTGAAAAAATTTATAATAGACGTTATAGAAATATATAGGATAGACAATGGCAACTGAGAAAAACCCATACGATAAGATACCAGAGGAAATAGCTAATGTAGTTCCTATGGTAGCAGAAGAAGAAATGAATGCTACCTTTGAGGTTGATCCTACAGATGGTGGAGTAATCGTAGACTTCTCTGAGGAAGAGAATATACAGATGTCTCCCTCTGAAGCTATCGAAGAATGGTATGATAATCTAACTGATACTATAGAACAAGAAGACTTAGATGAGATAGCTAATAATGTTATAAATAGTTTTCAAGCTGATAAAGATTCTAGAGCAGAATGGGAGTCTATGTTTGAACGTGGCTTTGATCTACTAGGTCTTAAGCTAGAGCCGGGAACAGATCCCTTTGATGGTGCATGTACAGCCGTACATCCGTTGCTCATAGAGTCAGCAGTCAAGTTTCAATCTAAAGCATCAGCAGAACTATTCCCTGCTAGTGGTCCTGTCAAAGCTAACATCATGGGTAAGTCTACACCTGAGAAAGAGATGCAAGCTAACAGAGTACAGAACTTTATGAACTTCCAAGTAACTGAGCAGATGCCAGAATACTTTGATGAGTTCGAAAGAATGTTGTTTCATCTCCCCTTAATAGGTTCTGCGTTTAAGAAGATTTACTATAGTGCTACTCTTAAACGTCCTGTCTCTGAGTTTATTCCTATTGATCAGTTCTATGTATCTTACTATGCTACTGACCTACGGAATGCTGACAGATACACACACTTAATATATCGTAGTCCTGTTGACATGCAAAAAGATATTAAGGCTGGTGTCTATGATGACGTAGACTTGCCAGAACCAAATGAAATTAATATTACAGGATTTACACAGAAGCTAGACAACATTATTGGTATGTCTCCTTCTTCTGATAACGATCCACAATATCTTTTACTAGAGCAGCATTGTTATCTAGATATAGAAGATGCAGATGAATCACTTCCTTATATTGTTACAGTAGTAGAACAATCAAGGCAAGTGTTAAGTATTCGTAGAAACTATGAAC